CCTCATTGATTGAATCTCTTTTATGAAGGCTTTAACTAATGACCATTATTGCTAACACTTTTCTAAAGTACGACGCTAAAGGCGTTCGGGAAGATCTCTCTAACATTATTACTATGATCTCTCCTGAGACTCGACCTTTCATGTCAAACATGACCAAGAGTCGCTCAGTCACAAACACATTCTTTGAATGGCAGACTGATGACCTTGGCGCAGCTGCAGCTAACCATCATCTGGAAGGCGACGACTTGGCTTCTTTCACGGCAGTTACTCCAACCGTTCGTTTGGGAAACTACACGCAGATCAGCCGCAAAGACTTTATCGTGTCAGACACGATGAGCGCGCTAGATTTGGCGGGCCGAAGGGCAGAAGTCGCCTACCAGATCAGCTTAGCGGGCAAGCGTCTTGCTAACGATATGGAACATAACCTCTGTGGTTTGAACCATGCAGCTGTCGCTGGTAACAGCACGACCGCTCGTAAGACTGCGCCTTTGGCTGCTTTCATCAAGACCAACACGTCTCGCGGCACGGGCGGTGCAGATCCAACTGTATCTGGCGGCGTTGTAAACGCGGCTGCTACTGATGGCACCCAGCGCGCCATGACCGAAGCCATGTTGAAAACAGTCCTGCAAGGCATCTTCACCAACGGGGGCTCGCCTGAGTTCGTGATGGTTGGGCCGCACGTTAAGACAGTGATCTCTGGCTTTGCCGGCATTGCTGCGCAGCGTTACATGGCACCTTCTGACGGCCCTACAACAATTGTTGGGGCGGCTGACGTCTACCTTAGCGATTTCGGTAGCGTCCAGATCGTACCCTCTACCAAGAGCCGCGCACGCGACGCTTACGTCATCGACCCAGATATGTGCGAAGTGGCAACGCTTCGACCTATCCAGGCTGAAGAGTTAGCGAAGACTGGCGACGCAACCAAGTTCCTCACTTTGGCGGAATACGGCTTGGTCGTCACTCAAGAGGCTGGTCTGGGCGTTGTGGCTGACCTATCCACTAGCTAGGACTAATCAATGGAAATAAAACGCAACCTGTCTAACGATGCCACAACAGGCATCAAATCAGACTTCGTATACGAAGCCGGCGAGACGCTGAAAGACGACAAAATCACTATTGCGACATCGCAAGACGTGACGGCAATCGTTGAGGCGAACAAGCGGGCTCGTAACGAGATGGATCGACACCAAAAGCATGGTGAGTGGTCAAAGGTTGCGTCCATTCCATTGAGCGTTTTGTACGACCTGAAAGCGAGAGGCATTGCTGACGATCCTAAAAAGATGAAGGCATGGCTTAACGATCCAGATAACCGTGCGTTTCGCACGCGAGACGCGCGTATTTAATGGCGATCTCGACGTACTCAGAGCTCCAGGCGAGCGTAGCCGATTGGCTAAACCGCACGGATCTGACGAGTGCGATAGGTGACTTTGTGGCTTTGGCGGAATCGCAGTTTAACCGCAGCATCCGCCATCGCTACATGATCACTCGGTCTCAAGCGACGATCGACAGCGAATACAGCGCGACACCGGCGGATTGGATACAGACGGTGAGTCTGATTCTCGAGACTAACCCTGTAACGCAGATGGAGTTTGTCACGAACGAAGCGCTGAACGCGCTGAAGTCTGGCAGCAGTGCTACTGGCACGCCATCGCGCTACAGCCACGTTGGCACTGAGATACAGGTCTTTCCATCACCAGACAACACGGCTACTGGGTACACGGCAGAGCTCGTTTACTACGCCAAGATCGAAGCGCTTTCCGACACGAACACAAGCAACTGGCTGCTCACGCACAACCCAGACATCTATCTCTACGGCACGTTAATGCAGAGCGCACCCTACCTGCAGAACGACGAGCGCATAACCGTATGGGCAAGCCTGTACCAGCGAGCGATTGATGACCTGGAAGTGAGCAACCAACGAACGGCTGGCCAGACCAGCGTCAAAATGAGAGCGGCTGCGCTCCAATAGGAAAAGACTATGGCGGGCTTTAGCGACTACCTAGAAAACAAAGTGCTCGATTATGTGCTGAGCGGCGGCAGTTTCAGTCAGCCTGGCACCAAGTACCTGGCACTCTACACCGTGGCTCCAACAGACGCGGGCGGCGGCACAGAATTAAGCGGCAGCGCCTATGCGCGACAAAGCTGCGCATTTACGACGACGAGCTCGGCATCAACAAACACGTCGGCGGTCGAGTGGCCTACGGCGACCGGCAACTGGGGCACGATTGTTGCCGTTGCGATTTTTGACGGAGCGAGCTCTGGCAATTTCTTAGCCTGGTCAAACTTGACGTCTAGCAGAACGATTGAAACCGGCGACGTGTTTCGCATTCCTGCCGGCGATCTCGACGTGACCCTGGACTAAATGAGTCAGGGTTATGGCAACGGTAGCTGGAATGCTGGTCGCTATGGTCAATGGAGCTACTACGACGCTAGCGCGACTGTCGTTGCTTCAGCGAGTGTTACAGCGGCTGCGCAAGTGGTGGCAAACGCTGCGGCAGCTATCAGTGCTAGCGCTTTGGTTACTGCCAATGGTGGTCGCATTAGGGAAGCAGGCGCGACAATCGCGGCCGCTGCGACAGTTACAGCAAGCGGGCAGCGGTTTAGGCACGTTGCTGCGCTCATTGCGGCTTCGTCTAGCGTTAGCGCAAATGCAAACGTGGTTGTCCACGCAGCTGCTTCGATTAGCGCAACGAGCTCAGTCACTGCATCGTCTAGCACCTTACTCAACGGCAAGGCAACCATCGCAGCTGCTTCTGCGTTTACGGCAAGCGGCGGTCAGGTTCGCTTTGGCGTTGCAGCGATCAGTGCTCAAAGCGCAGCCACGGCTGCTGGCGAAATTAAATGGCAAACGGAACCGGGTGCCTCAACCAGCTGGTCAGACGAATCCAGCGCAAGCACGACCTACACACAACAGCCCAGCGCCAGCACATCATGGCAGCGGGCAGCTTGAGGATTAAATAATGGCTGACGTCTTCACTAACGATCTGCGCATCCGCGAGCAAGAGAGCGGTTCTAATGCTGGCACTTGGGGCGGGCTCCTCAACACCACTATCCGCAACATTGCGAGTGCGTTTGGCCAGGGTAGTGAGACGATCCCAAACGCATCAACGCACACCATCACATTGGCCGATGGCGTTGCTGATGAGGCGCGCAGCCTGTACCTCAAATGCACCGGCGGTGGTCAGGCTTGCACCGTGACGCTTGCGCCTAACACCGTTAGCAAGGTTTGGATCATCAGCAATGAGACGTCTTATACGCTGACTTTTAGCCAGGGCTCTGGCGCTAACGTGGCGGTAGCTGCTGGCGCTGTGAAGGTGATTGTCACAGACGGAGCAGGTTCTGGTGCTGCTGTGGTGGATGCGTTAAGTGGGTTGGATGCCTCGCTAAGCGGCTTAACCGTAGACACCACCACACTGGTTGTTGATGCTACAAATAACAGAGTCGGTATTGGTGACAGCAGCCCGTCAAATACCTTAACGATCACAAACGGATCAAGTGGAGCGACGGAAGCCAATGGGGCAATCGTTCCACTTATGATTGAAAATAGCTCTAGCGCGTACATCAACTTTCTTACCCCTAATAACGCAAACGCTGGATTGCTGTTTAGTGACCCAGAAGGCAACAATGTTGGTCAGATGCAATATCTGCATGGGTCAAACGCTTTAGTTTTCGCAACAGGCGCTAGTGAAGCCATGCGCATCCTATCCAATCAGCGTGTTTCAATCGGCGGTACTAGCTCAAATCACCTTCTAAATGTCACAAGTTCAACAACTCCCGCTCTTGAATTTACTAGGGGGTCAGGCAACGCGACTATCGGTATAGACAACGGAAACTCTATCGCTGTTGGAGGTACTGCTGGTGATCTGGTACTGAGAGCAAGTGGCACTACAGGGGTGACGAAGTTCACGGACAGTGGCGGCAACATTACAATGACGCTGACGGAGGCTAATAACGTCGGTATTGGTACTAGCTCGCCAACAGACACGCTGAACATTTCTAGTAACACTAATCAAATTGGCTTGGACACGGGCGATCAAGCAACGTATGGCACACTTGACGTTGGGCATTTCGCCAATGGTGCGTTTATCGGCACTCAAGCTGGGTCGAATGCTGCGTCTAACTTGCTGCGGTTTGGTACTTCTGGCACAGAACGCATGCGCATCGACTCAAGCGGCAACTTGTTGGTGGGTACTACTAACGCTTCAGGTAGCGGAGCATCGATCGGCAAACAGGTTATCCAATTTGCTGGCGCTGGAGAGAACGGCCTGTACCTTGACGATACAAGAACTTCTTCTGGGAATGACAATGCAGTAATTTTTGGTAGAGGTTCAACATATTGCGGGAAAATAGAAACTACCCTTGCACCAGCAACAAACTCCGTTAGTGCATCAGACCAAAGACTTAAAGAAAACATTGCAGACGCTGATGACGCAGGCAGTAAGATAGACGCTATCCAAGTTAGAAAATATGATTGGATAGGGGATGGTACGCATCAAGAATACGG